TATAGTATCACCATCAGAACCCCCATCAGCAGCTAATAAATTACTAGCCCCCACTGAATCAAATATAACTTGTGCTAAGGCAGGATTAGAAACTACTTGAGGGTTTATAAAATTAGTAAGTGAAGTATCTACTTTAGTTAAAGTGTTGGCCCCAGCATTTGATGCTACTCCTCCTCCCGTAAGATATCTCACTGTTAAAGTAGTGTTAGATGGTGCTATTCCATAAGTATCCGTAAATACAAAATTAGTAGGAGAAAATGCAGTAGTTAATTTAGTTTGTTCAAATGGGAGACCTAAACCTATATTATTCAAATTGGGTGTTATATCTTCATCATTATCAGCAGTAGTTCCGGCTCCAAATTCTAATTGTAAATTAGTTCGATCCAAAAATCTAGTTGTAAATCTTCTTTGAACTTTTTTAAGTTTTAATAATTTTGTAGCATTACCATCTGTAGAATAATTTGGATCATTTGGGTTAGTATTATCAATACTATCAAAAATGGATTCTTGAGCAAGGTTTGGAACTTCAAAATATTCATTTCCATCACTATCTATTACATCTAATATTCCTATTATATTAATATCATTTATATTTCTAGTATCAAACTTTTTAGGTGATCCAAAAGAAAATTCAGTAGTATTTACTGTAGAAGATATAGCTTTTCGTGTTTTTTGTAATAAGAAAAATTCGGGTTCTGTACCAGATAATTGAAACACTGAAACCTGGGTGGGATCCATTGATGAAGAAAATGAAAAATCTATATCATCCTCTATTATAAATTGAGTATTATCTCTTGTAATTGAACTAACAACAGAATTTGCTCCTATATTTAAAGCATAGTTGTAATCAGGTACTCTTACTCCATCTTTTACTACAGCAGGTAATTGTTGAAAAAATTGTATTTCAACTGTAGCAGCTGTAGTAACCTTGGGCCTATACCCTAACAAGTAAGCTAAATCAAATATATTATTAGTTTGTTTAGCTCTTTGTATATAGGTTTCTTGAATTTGATTATCTATATAAAAGGATAAAACATCACCCACATAAGCTGCCATTTCCATAAATAGCATGCCTGTGGATGCTGGAGAAAAGTCATTAAAAGTATTAGGAAAATAGGTTTTAGTATATTCTATTAGTCTATTTCTTAAACTATTAAAATCTTTATTTATATATTGTATATTTCTTTTTAATTCTGCCATTATGTAAGATTAATACTTATAGAATCTGTTATACCAAAACTTTGAATTGAATAAACTATAGATAGTTGAATAGTATTTAGATCTTCTTGTCTTTTTAACTCATACTGTTCTATCCTAACTGTGGGGAAAAGTTCTTGAACTTTAGATTGTAAAATTTCTCGTAAATCCTCATTTACATCATTTTGAAAATCAAATAATAAAATTCTTAAATCCGCCCCAAAATTAGGATTAAATACTCTTTCCCCCTGATTAGTTAATAGATAATTTAATAAGTTAGCTTTTATTTGTTCTCTAGTTTCAAAAGTTTGATTAAAAACAGCAGGACCGTTTATAGGAAAATTAAATCCTATCCCAGTCCTTTGACTTATATCTAATGGGGATCGTCTTTGAACTAAAGTAGCCATCTAATTATTTTATGAATGCTCCTATTTGATCTAAAGATACTTGACCAGGTGGTAATGTACCATTGGTTGAATCCATACCAGGTTGGGGTTTAAAAGTACCCTGAAGATTATTAGTAGTCATAGTTTGACCAGTTTCTGCTAAAATATCTCTATAAGAAGTTCTTAAACCATTTCTTACTCCCTCTTGTTGTTGTGGGGAGGTTCTATTTTCTGTAATAGGTGTAGAAGATCTACCCTTTACAGCTTCTAATAAAATCTCTTTTAACTCCTCATGTATAACCTCTCTAGTAGCTTCTTTAATTATATTTTTTAGTCTTTCTACTTTCATCTTATTATTTGTTATAAATACTGCAATATTAAAAATTATTATCTATCTTTTTTACGAATTCTATTTCTTCTTCTATCTTTAGCTTGTTGTTTTCTTTCTCTTCTGTCCTGTTTCCTATCTTCCCTAGCTTCTCTTCTTGTTAAATCACCAGCTTTTCTTAACTGCCTTCTTTCTTTTTTATCCTCACGTTTATCTTTTCTCCTTAATTGGTTAATTTGTTTTTTAGTAAAACGTGGAGGTAAACCTGGTAAATCAACTTCTATATCCTCTATATCAGTAGAAGGAATAATAGTTTGAAATCCCTCTATGGAGGGGTCTGAAATATCTAGTTGATCTTCTATAGAAATATTAGGATTATTAGTGAAAATTAGATTATAATTATCAATTTGAAATTGCATTTCTAATACTAATACTTGTGGGGAATTAGTATATGATAAATCTGTTGCTAGTGATACTCCATTAGTTTCATTTACCCCTAAAACTCTTGTTTGAGTTAATTCACCTTGACCTCCCACATATTGTAATGTAAGTCTAAATCCTTTATAAAATAAGGGATCATCAGAATTAGGATCTAATCTTAATAATAAATTATCTTCATTGGCTAAATTAGCACTCTTATCACTAGAATCTCCGGATTGAGATAAAGCTTCTTGGTTAGCAAAGGAAATTTCATTTTGTATATCCGCTAACGAAGTACCCCCAGATCGAGCTATATAAAGTAAGAATATAAATATATCTTGTATAATTGTTATAACATCTATAATGGGTTCTAGTATATCAACTATATTTTCTAATTTATCTTGGATATTTTCACTTTGAGTAGATATCACATCGCTAGAATCTCTAGTTTTCTCCACGAGGGGAGCTAAATCATCTAGAGTTTTACATAATGTAGTTATTATACTTACGGGTAAACCTACACCTGGTGGGGTACTAGTAGGTATAGGTAGAGATGTAATTAAATCGGTGGCTATTTGGATGCTTCTAGCTACTCCTCCTATAGTTGTACTAGTTCTATTTAATGTATTTAGAATAGATCTAGTAGCTATTACTGTAGCATTAATAGAAGAAATAACAGTAACTGTAGTTTGCAGTTGTTGTTCTATTTCTCCTAATGCATTTGCTAAATCTCTTTTATTTTGTTCAGGTAAAAATTGGTATGTTTGTTGATATACCGCTCTAACAAATTCAGGATCCCTTAATTTTGAAGTATCATATTTACCCCCTTTTTCTCTTCCCGCTCTATCATTTCTATTTTCTGCTCTTCTATTTTGATTTTCCTGTCTTATTTGTTGTTTTACCTCCCTAATTCCTTGTCTAGCTTCTTTTACTTCTACTTTTTGTTCTGATTTAACTTCCCTTAAAAGTTGATTAGCTTCTCTTTGGGTTAATAAACCAGCTTCTACTTGTTGATCTAAAATTTGTTCTACTTCATCTATTTCCCTATCAAATTCCGCTTCTTCTAAATCTCTAATATCCTTAGCAGCATCAATTCTTTTTTCTTCATCCGCCCTCCTCTCAGCTCTCTCATCCCTTTTTCTTTGTCTTTCTTCCTTATTATTATCTTTTCTTAATTGTCTAGCCTCTTTTCTTCTTTCCTTATTATCATCTCTTTCTTGTTTTCTATCATCTTTTCTTTGATCTCTATCCTCTTTTCTTTGAGCTCTTCTAGCTTTTCTTAATTGTTCTCTTTCCTGAGGAGTTAGCTTTTCTTCTTCTCTTTTATCTCTTCTAGCTTGTCTATCTGCTTTATTTTGGGCTCTTCTAGCTTTTCTATCTTTTTCCCTTTGTTCTCTTCTTGCTTTTCTTTCTTCAGGGGTTAATTTAACTCTTTTTCCATCTTCTTCCCTAAATTGTTTTTTTTCATCATCCCACAGTATACGTTCTTGTTCTAGAGCATCTTGGTATGCATCTCTAGCTGCTTTTCTAAGTTTTTTTTCTGTTTCAGCATCAATTTCTGGTTCTTTATCCCTTTTATTAGTTTTGACTTTAATTGTAATTCTATTTTCGGCATATAAGAACTGGATATCAGGTACATTTTCTACTTTATATCGTGAATTAACTAATAGGGTAATATCCCCAGCCGTAGCTCCCTGGCCTGATATAGTTGAATAGATTCCATTTTGTAGTTCATTTAATAAATCTCCCCTAAATTCTTTTTCATACGGATCTATTTTTCTCTCTATTTCTTTTACTTGACCTAAATTAGGTAAAGGTACTTCTACAATTTCATCAGGTGGAAAAAATTTAATAACAGTAGAAAAAGTTATTCTACTAGCTAATTCATCTATCCCATCCAGAGTATTCCTATATTCTTCTTTAATTCGGACTAATTCAGCTTCGTGTCTTGCAGACCTTGACCTTTCTTCAGCTAACCTTTCTGCTCTTCTTTCCCCTATTTCTTGTGCCTTTGCAGAAACTCTTTGTGCTATTTTATTTTGAGCTTTATTACTTAATACTACTAATTTATCCTCAAATAACTGTTCAATTGAAAAATCAATAGGTATTGGGG